TGAATTTCTTCAAACTTCTGAAGGTCTTCGTTAAGATTTTCACTCATTATAAACTCCTAAATCCTTTATAGAGTATCTTATTGAGCACCCTCATCGGTGTCAATGGGTTCAGTAATGCTAATGTTAGGAACAAATTCCAAAGTAGCCAAAGAATCCGCTACCTTAACCATAAGTTCATCATGATCCATCTTCGTAGAGAAGTGAACATCCACACCTTCATCCGTCTTGAAGGAGAACACAGGCACAGCCGAAAGCGCCGACGAAACATCAAGTGCCTCATCATCAGAACACTTGACGTGTACCACGAAACCAGAAACAGCCTTTTCGCCCTGCTCCATCGGACGAGACATCGGAGCCTCAGTCAAATAATCCTCAACGCCAGCAATAAGCTCAAGCGTGGCTTCACGCAGTGCGCCAGCACCCCGAAGCTTCAACATCTCGTTGTAAGCCATCAAAAGAAGCGCCATGGGATCTTTGAGATACTCGGGCTTCTTTGACTCTCCGTACCCGTGACCTTTTTCTTCGGTACCACAAGAACAGCCGCCAGTAGCATCCTTTGCTTCTTCGACCTCCACACCGGCCAAGAAGTTGTTGTGAACATTGATGTTAGCATTGCCATCAAAACGTTTCAGTGCCTCAAGGTACTCCTCGTGCGTGTCACAAGGAAGATAGCCGCCACCATGTGAGTGCGTGCCAGAACAACCAAATGTTTTCGACCATGCTAAAGCAATATCAGGAGTCGCCCAAGTACCCTGTTCGTCCTCTGCGTCACGAATATCTTCAGGCTCTTCAGCGTCCTTCTCTTCAGGATCCTTAACCATCATCGAAGGCGGAGCCGAATCGCCAACCGGCGTATACGACATAGTAGGCTTCACTCTGGTAGGCTTCCCAACCATGATATTGCCCTCATCCATTGAGAACGTGGCCATCCATGTCATGTCTTCGCCGGTCTCAAAGATTACTGAGTTTCCGTCAACATTGATAATTTTTACCGGCTTGCGAAGAGCTTGAGAAAGCGCATTGCCAATCATTGATGACATTGCGTCGGCTCTATTTGACGGCTTACCCATTCCGTTGTCATCCATATGCATTTTTGTCACTGTACCTTCTTCATCGTCTTTTACAGAAATAGTACCGGTTAGCTGGTTAGCGCCGTGTAGTACGGGAGAAATCTCGTATAGTTCAACTTCTTTAAGCATGTTTGCTTTTTGCATAGCATCGTAATCGGCGGTTAGTGTTTTGTAACCAATCGACCACTCTTGTTCATTTCCATAAAATGCAACATTTGCGAACGCCTCACGACCACGCTCAGTATTAAGGTTAAACTGAACCTTTGCGTAAAGTCCACCAATCTTAGCATTCTTCATCTTTTCAGGGAGTCTCGGATCATTTCTAGAAACTTCGTAAATCTCCAGAACCTTGCCAATGGGCTGATTCCAATCGTGCCCCCAAACCACTCGGGGCTTGCGACGCTTCAAAGAGTCGTTAAACGCACCAGAAATAACAATATCACCGACTGAATCTCGGTTACCAATGCCTGAAACAAAGGCTTCAACAATGCCTTCGGCCTTATCAATACCGATTTGACCAGAAATAGCCTTAAAAGTGAAGTCTTCTTCTTTCTCTGATGCAGTTTCCATGATGACAGAAGTCATGTCTCTCCTTAAGGTCTAAGAGCGCCCTGAGTATATGGTATCGGGGCAATGGTTGTTACTTGAGCGTATTTATATATATTCGAAAAACGGTATTTATATAAACTATAAAGCGGATTCGCTAGGAACTCTAGCTGCTGGAGCTTCGATATTGTCCGTACCCTGAACAGTACCAGCGGGCACAAAGCCCCCAGCTTCAGGACTAAACTCGGCAACATCCTGACTGAAAGCAGCAGAACGCTGAGCCTCTAACGATTCACCAACCCCAACAGCAGGAGCACCCCCGCCAGGAGCAATACTAGTCGGAACCGGAGCACCAGCCTCAGCCGCAGCAGCAGCCTCCTGCTCAGCAGCAATCTCTTCCTGAGTCTTCTCAGTATTAGCAATCGGCGTCTGGTTCGGGTTAGCCAACAACGAATCAGCAATATCACCATCAACACGCTTACGGCCCACCGCATGACGATACTCATTTACACTAATTAGACCCTGCTGGAACTCTGACAAATGATGCAGCGCCCGCTCCTGACTAGCCAAAACCAACGTGGGCACATTGCCCGTATCAAAATCAATATAGTAACTATCGTCAATCTTGTCGAATGAGCGTGCAATCAAGTCCAAGTGAGGAGACATGGTTTCCATCCAGAAAACCTTACCTTCCTCAGAAGCGTTAGCGAACGTGCGGTTAGACGAGTTACCAATAATCGACTCAGGTACACCAAACGCTGCCAAAATCTCCTCTTTAGTGATAGTGCGCATCTGAATATATGCAGCATCACGCGGACTAGCAGCAGTATCAACGAAATCTGCCCCGTCATCAGCAGAAATAACGCCCACAGCGCCCGCTCTACCAATATTTCCACGGAACCTTGACCGCAACTCTTCCTTATCTTCGTCAGCGATCTCGCTACGAAGAACAAGCAAGCCGCCGGGACGACCGTCATTAATCAAGAAGTTTCTATTGTAAATCTTTGCTAAACTTTCGACTTCGATAGCAACACCAGAAGCTTCCATCGGAGTCATTGACAGATAAGGATCTAGTGGGTGTGGGCGGCGAATCCAAATAACATTCTCTGGACGCAGCGTTCGCTTTTCGTGCGCACTAATCTTAACTTCAAACCCTTTAACAAACTTCTGAACATCAGGAATAGGTGAAGTATTCTGAGGCGGTAGCAAATGAAGCGCAATAGGCACGCCACCTCTACCTCGCACAATCTCGACAAAAACACCACGACTGCTCATTAGAAGCTGCGCAGACAACCGATATCTAAATGCAAAAGCATTCTCGCCCTCGTTCGCAGTGTTGTTGAAGATTTTCAACAAATCAGCATCTTCAACAATCTCACCAAACGGATTGTTGTCTTTACGCAAAATCATGGGAAGACGTGCTTGATTCGATGCAATCACATCAATACTTCTAAACACCCAAGTAACCTTGGCGACACCCTCTTTGTAAGCCTTAACAATATCCCACCCATCATGATAACCACGATTATCTGCAAGAGACGGGCTGTACGAAACCGGGGCACCAACAGAAATAGGAGCAGCTTTCTGCTCCTCTGAACTCATAGCAATGTTACGAAGTGATTTATTAGATGTGGAATTCCATGCCATTATTCAGCCCCTAAGAGATATCCATAAATACCGCACGCAAGGCCAGCACTTGCCAAACCCCACCCTAAACTTAGTATACTAAGACCAAGCCCAATAAGAATTACAGAAAAACACATAAGTAGATGGGCGCACGTTGATCGACTAAAAAAATTCATCATGTTTATACTTTACCGTTAAATAGTCAAGGATTCAAGCAGATATGTCTAACGACGCTCCAGACTGGAATAAAATTCGACAATACTTAGAACCAAAACGTTCCGAATATTGGATCGAAGAACCGTCGATCACTCAAAAAGTCTTCTTAAAAAGCACAGCACAAGAAGTCCTCTTTGGTGGGGCAGCAGGCGGCGGCAAATCTAGTGCCCTCATCATGGCTGCTCTACAATACGTAGATGTCCCAGGTTACAGCGCAATCCTGTTTAGGCGCACCTACGCTGACCTTGCACTCCCCGGCGCTCTCATGGACCGTTTCCGAGACTGGACCATGCAATACGACGACGTTCACTGGAACGCCAACAGCTACACAGCCACATTCCCCAGCGGAGCAAGAGTCACATTCGGTTACCTCAACAACGTCAACGACTACCTCAGATACAAGGGTTCAGAATTCCAATTCATCGGAATGGACGAGGTGACAGAAATTAGAGAATCTGACTACCGTTACATGTTCTCTCGTCTTCGTCGTCCAGCATCAGGCCCTCTAGCCCAAGTGCCGCTGAGAATGCGGGCAGCTACAAACCCTGCACCTAACTGGGTCAGACAGCGATTCCTTGTTGAAGGAAAAGACCGTGGAAGAATCTTTATTCCTTCCATGCTGACCGATAACCCCGGCATTGATCCGGCTTCTTACCGTGCAGTTCTGCAGGAGCTAGATCCTGTTGAGAGAAAACGTTTGGAGTTTGGTGACTGGTGGTCAACTGCTTTAGGATCACTTTTCAACCGTGAAAGTTTCGAGGTTATCGACCATAACGAGATCCCATCATTCTCGAACGATACACAAATCGTCAGGTTCTGGGACCTCGCTGGCTCAGAACCAACACAATCAAACCCGGACCCTGACTGGACCGTTGGCTGTCTCGGAGCGTTTGACAATGGCGTGTTCTATATCTTGGATATCCGTAGAATTAGGGCGAAGGGCGATAAAGTTGAAAAGTTCATTAGAGCCACCGCTGCGGAAGATGGCCCCGAAATCCCGATCATGATGGAGCAAGAGCCAGGGTCTGCAGGTAAAAACCTTATTGACCAATACGCTAGATATGTGTTACCCGGCTATGACTTCAAAGGCCAACGCGCTACTGGTGATAAAGTTACCAGAGCCAAGCCACTTTCGGCAGCTGTAGCCAACGGAAATGTTCGCCTTATGATGGCAGAGTGGAACACAGACTTTTTGGACGAAATCTCTTCGTTCCCGGAAGCACGAGTACACGACGACCAAGTTGACGCTGCAGTCCACGCTTTCAACTATTGTGCAGGGCTTGGTATGGGGCGTCGTAAAAAGATTGAGATTATAATCTGACTAAGCGTCTCTTACAGCGTTAAAGACATTTACTTTAAGGCGATGACTGAAGTTGTCTAACTCTAACGAGTGCTGAGCTGCTTCAATCGGTGGAATGTCTCTGTGGAAATCTATGTATTCCGTAATAGCGTTGTACGCCGCCCACTTCGTCTCACCGAACCTACCAAGATTATGCGGCTGCCGGTAAATCGTCTTGATCGTATCGTGAACGTCTTCAGCATTAGAACGCTTCTTAGCGGAAGAAGCTCCTTGAGTTGACCAGAACTTCTCCATCACCTTGAACATTTTATCAGCAGACATGTGAGAAGATGTAAACTCGCTGATGATAAGGTCAAGCTTCTCAGACCAAATCTGACGCATCGTAAGAGCTTCCGTCGCATCCATAGGATCAATCGTCTCATTTGGGGTGTGCCGCTTGCGTAAACTAAAATCAGCATCAGCAGAAAAACGATAAACAGAGTTTGTTTCAGCCCGAACATCTAGGTTGTAATAGCAAATAGGCATACTTCCGTCGTGGGAAGTGATAACAACAATATAGTTATCTACAACGTCCTCACCCATGGTAGACAGGATCTTTGTGCTACTATGCTTAACGGCCACGAAAAACTTACGACCTTCCTCAAGCACGCCACAACTATGCAAAGATGCTGCGCCGTTTGCTTTCGCCACAATATCTCTAGCTCTATCCAAAATGCTAGAGTTAGGTACAACCGAGTAACGTTCTTTCACGACCTCCCACATGATGCGGTGAGTCTGATCCAAACTAACCCGGTTAATGATAAAGCGGTTAGGGAACGTGGCGATTTTACCCATAACGTCGTCATGCATCAAGACTGGACTTAGTGTGACAGTGTAATCGCCTTTGGACTTTAACAAAATCTCGTTGTTAGACTGTTCTGATGAAATCTTAGTCCCAAGGTCAAGCCATGACTTATCGCTCATCCCCGGACCCCTGAATCATATTCCGATCGTATCGGTCAAAAAGCTTGTCGATATTTTGTTTAGCAATATCGTTGAGATCAATACCAAGCTCCCAGG